TTGTTTTACAGCCCAGTCCCTCATACCTAGTATCACAGCTTTGTGCAATTCGGTTCTGGCGTTTTTGTTTTTCGAGTTCACTGTCGGATCGGAGGTCTTAGGGTCCAGGTTATAAAGGTCTGCTAGGACTTTTTCAATGTTATCTGACAAATTATCATCAGGATCCCATCCACTAGTTATATACCTTTGGTATCGTTCACGTTCAATGACACTCTCTGAAAGGGTTTCAGGGATTGGGAACAGGGTCACGTTGTCAAATTGGGGATCGTCTGCCTCAGACTCCATCTGTGACCTGACTTCATTCGCGCTGAACTTTTTATTATCTCTTTGAAGTTGTGTAATAAATCCGGGTTGTACTGTGCCGGTTGTAGGGTCATAGTAATCGTATTGACGCGTCTCAACAGTATCCAGCCATGACACAAAGTCGTTTACTAAGACTGGATTGTTTTGAATATAGTTTCTTAAGTTCTCATCTTCTATGTCGCCTGCTGCAACTGCTCGATAGTGCAATGCCATACTAGAATCTATGTGTCCGGCTTTTTCCGCCTCCTGGACAATTATGGACATCTTCCTGCGGTCATCCACAAAATCAGGCGTACGTATCATCTCCTCGCTTCTTTGTCGTAATATAGGAATACTCCCCGTCGTTATCAGATGTGCATACTTCATATCCTTAGATATAATAAATCGACTTTTCTTCTCTGTTTCGTCCTGTTTGAGAAATTTAGTTTCATTCCACTCATATTTGCCCTTTTCGTTCTGTTCGAGGTCCGTAAAAAGGTTGTCAATGACAAAGTGGAAAATTTCATCAAGAACTCTAGGACCATCATAACCCGCCCAGGTGTATATATCAGTGGTTGAGAAATCGGGATCTAACGAGCTAATCATACCCTGTCGTGCAGGAAACTTCGGAATGCTTGATCTCCACTGGTTACTGATACTTAGGTATATATTGTTTGTAATCTGTCTTACCAGGGGTTTTACATCGACTTTTGCGTCATACGGCGTCCGAAGAGTAACCGATATAGGTACAGTTAATGTTGGAGGAGCCACCACTGCGCCGGTTGCATCGGCTGCCGCACGTTCCATAGCTTCATTAACCAGATCTGGGTCAACGTTTCTTGCTTCCGTCTGTGTATCAATTTTATTCCAGAGTTCAGCCAGCCGTGCCAAATCTTTGTCTAGCTGATCCTCGTATTCCTGAGACTGGTTGTCATCGATCTCACGAGCGTCCCACATCTCCAGAAGGGATTTTGGTTGCGACTCCTCCGACATCAGAATAGTCCTTCCACATGGCGTTTCTTCACACCGTGTTGCTCAATCCAGTCCTGTATCGGATCTTTAATACCCCTTTGCCTTTCGACCATTACTGGCGGAGTCCTGTTAGCAGGAGTCCTCGAATCTTTCTTGAGGCGTCTGTACTCGCCCATCACTGAAAGTATGGCTTCTGTAAAATCATTTTTAGCGGGCAAGGTCTATCCTTTCCGGCCGGAATGTGTCCGGCGTCAGCATCGCGTTCAGATCAGCGGCCCCTCCACCGGGTGGTATCCCCGGACCCTGTGGTATTTGGGGCATCCCTGGAGGTGGCATTCCCCCTTCCATTCCACCGGGAGGTCCCATTGGCGCTCCCATCGGAGGACCCATCGGACCCATCTGGCCGTTCATCGGGGGTGCCATGCCGGGTACAGGCCCCATCTGTCCTGCTATCTCAGCCTGTGATTCCTCATCCGCCAACCCCATCTGCTCTGCCACCAGGGCCTCTATCTTTGCTTTGACTGAAGGAAGGTTTCTGACCGCTTCTTCAAGGAGCCTCTGTCTTATCTCGGTCCCTGCCTCGTATCCTGCCTGTTCGTAGTATGTGGTCGGGTCTATGAGGCCAGCCTGGAACTCTGAGAGTGCCATCTGCCGCCTCTGCAATTCCATGACGGGCTCCGCGTGGGGGAACTGCACCTGTACAGCATAGACATTGTGTACCTGTGACTTCCTGAGCATCTTTCCTGCCGAGCCTATCCCTGCCGACAGTTCCGATACCCGGTCTACCAGTTCCAGAACCCTGCTGCCCACTATGGAGGCGAGGTGTTCCCTCTGGGCCGCGACGCCCGCGAATATCCGCATTGCCGAGGTGTTCAGTATAGCCTGTTGGCCGACCGTAGTAACCCCTGGCTGCCTTACCCCCGCAAGGGCGGAGGAGTATGTACCCAGCTCAAGGGTACTGTCCGTTTGTGCTTTCAGTTGAAGTGCCCACCCAGGTATGTCGGGAGTGGCCATCACCCAGAAGTCCTGTGGGTCTCCTTCCAGTATCCCTTCCTGTGATATCGCCTGTGCCAGGGTGTTGGGATCCCTGCTTGTACCCATCGGGGCGAAAGCGAAGCGGAGGAGTATCTGGTGAAAAGCTGATACCTCCTGTGTCCTCTTCCTTATCGTCTCCTTGTTGGGTGTGAGTATGCCCTGGGCCAGTGTCGAGGGGTCCCCGAGTTCATCGGCGGTCTGCATTCCCCATCCGGCAAAGGCATGAGCAAACGGCACAAAGCCCCAGGTATTGCGTTCCATCCATACAGGGGTTGCGGCGGCTGATACCGGGCTGCCGTATACCGGCGTAGTAGCGCCTGCGACCAGCTTGACATGCCAGTACGGGGTCCAGTAGTCCCATACCTCGACCTCGTCCCACGGATCTTTGCCGCCACCATCGAATATCTCGGCGTAACGCCTTCTCTGGCTACGCTTTTTAGTCACTGACTGGTCGTGCAGCTCCTGAACAGTCATCTTCGATGCCTTCAAAGCGATGGTCGGCACCTTTTCCAGGGGGTTCATAAGCACAGTGGACGGATGCGGCACCCTGATCCTGACAGGATTCCAGCATTTCCGGTTGGCACGGTACGATGTCCTTGCCGCCTCGTAATCTTCACGAGACTGGAACTTACTTTCGTCCGGTTCATGGGGCCTGTCTGCGATACCTGCCAGAACCGGGCCTTCGACCACGGCATATCCGTGTGCGACAAGATACTGTGCCACCAGCTTCCAGGGTATTCCGGGCTCCTGCATCGCGGCGTCGTCAAGGACAGCCTTCAAACCGTGTTCAAGGGCTGTTGCGTCCCTCTTGTGGTCTTCCGTGTCACCGACCGGCTCCCTGTGTATCCTCGGGCTAAAGCTCATTAGCGTGGATACCGCGTGATCGACAAGGTGGGTAGGGGTGGAATCGTAAAATATGGGCCTTCCCTGGTAGTTCTGAGACCATACCTTGAACTTGCGGTTGTAGTATGCGTCGTTGTCCCGCCATTCGTCGTGGGCGGTGGACCACAGTTCCCCCATACTTGAGCGGAACCGTGTTATCGCATCTGCCTCGGGGCGTTCTCTGAGGTCAGCCATGTTTTACTCCTATAATCGGGTACCATTCCCTTAATCGGGTGCCGTACTCATGCGAGGGCAGGCATCTGTATTATCTTCCCCGTTCCTCCTGCCATGCCCATATCGTCTTTCACCATCAGGGCTATTCCAAGGGCCATCACATAGTCGTCATGGGCTCCCCCCATAGCCTCCGGCTTCTCCCCCGGCGCCGCTATTACCGTCGAGAACTGTCCCAGACCCTCCAGATTGGGGATAGTCAAATGCCCCGCGTTGAAGGCAGCCCTCAGTTCATCGAACATCCTTTGGCGGCTCATCCTGTCAGTCCTCCACCCGTAGTCGCGCCTTACCCGCTTTCCCCTTCCGACCCTCCTGCGATACAGTTTGGGGTAGTTCAGGTCCCTCGCAACCGTTATAACCGTGTCTGAGAAGTTGTTTTCTATTCCCCAGTACGGCATTCGGTACGCCTCAAGGAGTTCCACTGACGCCTGGGCAAAGTCCTCCGGCTGAAGGGTGTTTGTAACAAGATCGGCAACGACATAGCCGCTTGCTATATCCACCACCACCGTCACAGAATAATCCATACCGACCCCAGAGGCAACATCCGTGCCTGCGGTATAGCGCCTTGCGGCCCTGGACTCCTGGTATATCGAGGATGGGCCGAGTTTCCTCACAGGCTCTATGCAGTCTTCCGCCATCGCGGCTATCATCTCCCGGTCGAATATGCTCTGCGCCCTTGGCGGGGCCAGTGCCTCCATCTCGTCACCGGGATATTCCGCCTCCATGTACTGTTCGGGGCTCATACCCGAGAGTTCTACCGACGGTATCGTGTCCCTGACGCCGTTGAACCATTTCTCCGTTCTACCGGGCCTTGCGTGCCAGGGCATGAATACCGTGTTCCATCCGTTGGACGGGGCACTGCGGTACAGTTCCTTGAAAAGGCTGGTCATCTTCCGCTTGTTTGCGGTAGAGCCCATAATCATCTGCCCACCGGCATCGACCGTGGGCTTGACGGCAGCGTAGTTCGACTCAAGGTATTCGTGGAAGTCAGCTTCGTCCTGTATTACTACCGACGCCGTCTCCGACCGTCCCGCGTCCTCCGTGGAGGGCAGGGCAGTAATCTTGGCGTCCTGGGAGGGTATCCCAATTTCTGACCTGGAATCCGGGTTTATCGGCAGGTGCCACGATACTGGGAGGTTCTTGAGGATGAAACGGACCTTGTCCAGAAGCTGGAACGCCTCTGTCTGCCCCCTGCTTATCATCAGCACATTCGCTCCCCTGTGGAATCGCACCAGCCATGCGGCATATGCTGCGACCGTCCACGAAAAACCCAACTGCCTCGCCTTCAGGACCAGCACCAGCCTCTCGTCAACAAGTTGTTTTGCCAGTGACGCAAGATGGTCCCACTTTTTGAATGGTGTGGCACCCCCTGCCACGGCAGCGTGGAGCTGGCTTCGTTCCAGTATTTTTGCAAAGTCAAGGAAATCAGGGCACGACGGGTCATCGGATATGAAATTCCTTCGGGCAAACTCCATTTCCGCTGCATCTGCCGCTGCAATTATCTTCTCAGATGTAAGAGTCATTATCCCCTACGGGCAAATG